GGCGGCGGTGGCGGCGGCGGCAAAAAGAAATAAAGCTTTGTCCCAGAAGAAAAACCCCGCTCTATGTGGGGTTTTTTATTGCATAAAAATTATGTCAGACATAAAATCCACCTGCATTACCGCTTATAAATGAGCCTCTCACGCCTTGAGTTAAGCGAAGATAAAGACATTCAGACTATTAAATTAAACGCTGTGTATCATGGTGTAATTACGGCAGGATTAAATATTTACATAACAGAAGAAACTTTTGAATCTCCTTTAAAAGCTGCTAACTGGGCGAGAAAACAGAAAAAAGAGAAAAAAATAAATTCTTACGTTAATAAAAAAGATACGACTATAAAAACAAAAATAAAGACTAAAATAACCGAGACGATAAAATTATTTACTGAGGCCCAAGTGGCTGGCCACACACCGCTACATTTTAGGGAAATTTGGGTAATAGTCTCCCCCTCAGGCACCTACGTGCGCGAAACGCTTAAAAGCGGTTCTGTTGTTAAATACGGTTCAGACAAAGATAAAGCCCAGATTTTTAAAACATACGAAGACGCAATAACAATGGTCAATACGCTTAATTGCGTAGTTAAATGCGGTCACACTTTAAAAAGATTTTTCATCGAAAATAAACATAAGTGAAAGAATCCTACATACTAACAATCGCTAAAGGAAGCGCTGACAAAAGAATAACCATATACGCTAACGATAATAACCACGCTGTCGCACAAGCTGAGGATATTAGTAGGGCTTTAGACGCAGAAAAGTTTCAAGTTAGCTATGGCGAAGAGAGTAAAACTCTACTTTCTGCTTTATTTGAAAAACTAGCTTTCAATAATTTTAAGCACAATCAATGCGAAGATTGGGAAGGTTCATACACAAACTTGACTCCCTGCTTATACGCTTTTAAAAAGAGATTATATGTGCGAAATGTAATTTTAAAATACTTGGACATACCCAAAGACGACTACATAACTAAGTTAACTTGCAAAAATATTAAATGTGTTAACCCATATCATTTTTGCTATGTATCACAGAAAAACTCAAAAATATCTGGCGCGGATCGCGGTTTAGCTGTAGCCTATCTGAGCCAAGGCGCAAGCGTTCTGCAAGTCGCCTCAGCACTCAACGTTCACCGCTCAACAATTTACAGGAACCTAAAGCATGAATGTTTTCATTCTCGGTCTTCAAGTAAAGGAGACAGCTCAAGAAGATGAAGGGATTTTAAACGTCCTGACAGAATCGCTACCGTCAAATGATCGACGTGTAGCAACCAAAGTTCAACTTTTTCAAGGTAAAGATCACTACGTGGGTAAACTTTTAAACGACCTTAAAAAAGACGATACTGTTTTAGCTATCGGTCCTACGCGACCAACTCCCGATGGCTGGCTACAGATGCAACCGATGCTTGTAGTTTCAAAGGAAGTAAATTTCGACGATTTACTGGCAATTAATCTGTTCGTTGCCACGGGAGGGCTGGGTCCAAAAGCAGATGAAATCGAGCTTAGCGATACAACTGTCACTAACCGCTCTCTAGCCTGGCAAACAGATAACGCCGAAACCGCTTGGTTCAAGTTATCCGGATGGGGTGAACTCTCCAAGCAACTTGCAGAGTTAGCGCCTGGCACTCCAACCATCGCTGTTGGTCGAGTCTCTACTAGCGAAAAAGACGACAAGTCTTATTTGAACTACAACTTAGAAAAAGTTCTTTATCTACCCAAAACGAGTAAAACCGCTCCTAAAAAAGCTGCTGATCCAGAAAAAGGAAAAGTAGCTGCCGCTGCTCTTGGTTCGATTGATTTCTCTCTCTGATTAGGTAACTTCCCATGGTTTTTATCGCTGGACAATTTTCTGAAGACGAAATTCTCTGCAACATACCTCCGCATACTTTACGGATTGATCTTCAAGCTCGTCGTTGGAAATCTGACGTAGATCCTGATAACGCTATCGTCGACAAAAATGACAATGGTATCCCCATTGAATTCGTTCTTCTTGGTTTTATTCCTTACTTCGGAAATCTTGGTCTCCGCAACTGCGAAGAGTTTCTGCGAATCGCCTACATAGGTGTAAGCCCTAAGCATCGGTTACTTCCGCCACGCTGCGTCAGTACCTCGATGATTGGAGGTAAGTCTTCTCAGAAAAACTTTATTAGCTATTTTCAAACTCTTTATAACAACCGCATAAATTGTGCTTCGATTATTACCTCGACAAAGTTTGTAACTCGCAGTTTTAACGAGCGAGACCCAATGACGGGCGCTGACGGAGCAAAAATTAATTTCAATGCGTTGGAATTTTCTGATCGTCCCGTCGAAACTGAAGAAGAGCAAAAACTAATCGAAGACATCAATGTTTGGCTTTCAAACAAGGGAACAAACCTCATCACGTCGGCGCTCAAATCTCACATTCCTGGATCGGATTTGGTTGAGCTTCCACTTGGGGCAGATCATCAAGAGATCAAAGCGCAGTTTGCCGCCACGCGTCCCTCATCACACGAGAGGGTATTGGGTGCTGCTCCTGTCGCTAAGGCTCTTAAGTCCGCTTCTGATTTGGATAACGGAGACGAAAAAGCAGCCCCTCCACAGCCGAAAAAGGCCCTTGAATTGACGGAGGAGCAAGCTAAAAGTCTCGGGTTAAACTTTTAAAGTAAAGCTGTTAGCTGAAGGGGCGTCATAGAACGCTCCTTTTTTTGTGCAAACCCATGATCAAACACAAAACACTTCGAATTAAAAAAGATCCATATTGGATTTCTGTTTACTTAACCTACTGGGGTGAGTACACGTGGAATCTCGGCGCAGTTATCTGTAAATCAAAGCGAGCAGCTAACGACTGGAATAAAGGAAAATATCGAAGACGGCGAGTAAAAAAGTGCATGTCGGCACTTAATCTCTCAACATTCGCTCACATGGTTGCTCTAAAACGTTTGGTTCAAGAAGCGCTCGAAGCTGTTCCGCATGGGCACGGAATAGTTATTTGTCCAGAACAATCGAACAGAACTTGTTTAGCGAAATTTGCTGAACGATTTGGGTTTATCTATCATCAATCGGGTGGTCTACATCTTTGGGTACTAATAACTCATCCAGAGGAGGTAAAATAACGTTATTCGATGCGCACCAAACAAGCAAACGTGAAAATAAGTTACTGCGTATTTGATATTGATTGTGCATTATTTCGAAGTACTTTAAAAGTTCTTCTTTACTAAGCTTTTTGGCGTCTCGCATGATCCTCTGATGGAGGAACTGCTGCTCCGTGGTAGTCCATGCAGAATTTAACGGCCTTAAGGCTTCTAAAAATTACTGTAGACAACAAACGCACTACAAACCTAAATAAAATCGCTAAACTCAGCAAACCCTGACCTCCCTCACAGGACCATCCCCAATGTCAGATTTTTATACAGTCCCAAAGGGTGTGACCCACGCGCTGATCAAACACTCGTACGTCATGGGAAAAATTTTGGTTCCTTATGATCCTCTTGGTATTCTCACGGATCAACTAAGGAAGCATCATTTTACAGTTGTTAGAAACGAGAACGAAGAAAACATCGTCGACCCAATCTGGTGGATAGGAGAAAAGAAAAAGGAATATGACTGGGTGATTGCTTGTACAATGGGAAACGCTGAAAGAAATGAGTACATTCTAGAATATGGTATGCAGATAGCGACGCAGGGAATAGCTGTATTAGACCGCTTATCCTTCATAGAACCGGTCGCAAAAAGAAAGACGTTCTTACTTAAAAACAAATTATCCAACATGATCGTATTGAGTCCACGCCCTAACTACAGAGCAGTTGGATCAACGCGAGATTCGGTAACAAGCTGCTGGTTCTTGTTTCAACGCCCGGAAAACTGGAGGGATGGCACACAAGTTACATTCGGACTAGATTGGGACCGCGTTGATCCCTTACCAGATTTAGACTAATGGGACACAGATCACAGAGTTTCGAAAAATTCCAAAAACAGGTTATTGAAGCACTTGAAACTAACAACAAAAAACTAGAAAAAATCTGTGCGTTGCTTGTATCTAACCAACTCCTACTGGAGTGCATATCACCGGAGGGTGCTACACGCACGGCTCACGAGTGCGCAGAAATCGTTACTGAAAGCTTCTGCGCTGGTATGTGTCTGAGCGAAGAGCTGAGCGAAAGGGGCCGAGAATTCGATTATCAAAAGTCTGAATTCTTTATTGATGAGGAAGAAGAAGAGGAAGAATACGGGGAGGAAGATGATGACGACAATGACAATCAAAACCCCTTCGATTCCCGTCACCCGTCTATGACTTTTTGAATTAAATAGAGTACCCTTGGTTTAATTCGACACAAACTTGTGTCCCAAACAAGATTAGTACTCAAGGGATTAAGGCACTACAACTGCGCTGGTGTTCCAAAGCCTCTCCCATCTGTAACAAGTATCTTATCTGCCACGCAGAATGAGGAGACGCGTCGGAAACTAGCGCATTGGAATTTATCCAACCCAGGTGCACTCGAAAAAGCGGCGGAGCGAGGCACATGGATTCACAGTGCAACAGAAAACTACATCAGAGGGTTGGAAGTAAACCCCCCAAATGAATATCGCCCTTACTGGGACGGTATGCCTGCAAAACTTGATGAGCTGTTAGAGGGGGCTAAAGTCCTTTGGAGTGAAGCTCCATATAACGCGCCTCAATGGAACAAGTACATGGGCGAGGACGGCATTGGGCGTTTACATTATTATGACAAACACACTGAACACGGATATGCCGGGTGTCCTGATTTAATATATAAAGACGCAAACGGAGAAGTGGTTCTCGCAGACTTTAAAACAAGCACGTCCCCTTACTCCCTCAACTATCCAAAAGCAAAAAGCTCAATTCCTCCAGAGATAAAAAAAGCTTTAATTGGTGGGGTGTTTAAGGCGAAAAAAACCACGCTGCAGTTGGCGGCTTATACGCTGGCAGCGGAGACATGTTTAGGACTTAGAGTTGACAAAACAAGGATTATTGTAAGCACACCTCTTCCCGAATTTAGTGTTCAAGTGTTTTCTTTTAGCCGAGCTCAGTTAGACAAACACACAGAACAGTGGCTTGAAGTGGTTAAAGATTTCTACGAAAAATTCAATAAAGAAGATTAATCTAGTACTTTCTATTTACACATTGTTAAGCTAAATTTCTTTAATAACAGTTAATGATCCTGGCTGGCCGCGTCCGGACGAGCGTGCCAAAATACCAGGACAGGATTGAGTCATGCGCTTTTTTTTCAGCCGAAACCAGGTCGTCCGCTCCGCTCTCAACCCTGCAACAGGTAAGATCCCAACAGGCGGAAATTTTACAGCATTTAACGAAAACTGGGAGCAACAGGAAGACACTGTAGATAAAATAATAGAGTATGTGCAGAGAAGTGAAGGGCTCTGCGCGTGGCACTTAGTTAATAACAAACGAACAAGAAATGGGACTGGATGCATAAAAGCAGGTTTAATAATCATTGATATTGATAACCAGGCAGACGGTAAAGATAAAGAAGGAAATAAAATACAGAAGCAGGAACTTAACGAAGCACAAGCTAAAGAACTAGATATTTGTAAAAAGTACTTAAGTTTTGCGTATTACTCGCCCAGCCACGCTGGGGGATGGCCTCGCTTTCGTCTCGTTTTTGGTTTAGAAAAACCGATTATTGATCCTAATTTTTACCAGTGGTTAACAAGAGAAATAGCAAAACAAATCCCAGGGTCTGATAAACGAGCTACGCAAGTACCTAACCTTTTTTATGGTGCAAAGGAAGGCACAGAATTAATATACCAATCCGATAAATTTATACCTAGTGAGAAAATAGACGAAGCCTATTTAAATTACCTTAAATATGCAGAACAACAGGTAGGGGCTCTTGGCGGTAAGGATCCGAAAGAAAGTCTTTCTGTGCCCACGGAGGGCGGTGGACTAAGCCTGGAGCTTTTGCTTAACGCTTCTGTCCGCAACATACTGGACGGCCAAGAGGTAGAGGATCGCTCCTTTGCAATGGCGGCAGCCCTTAAGGAAATTATTGGGTGGTGTAACTGGCTAAACAAAAATAATTTAAAAGTAAGAACGCACCCACTTGACACAGCGAACCAAGTGTTCGAGAAT